TAAATATTTTCACTCATTCTTTAAAATTGATGTATTAGAAAATGTCATTTCATTCAACGAATGATTTTGATGGAATTAATGATTTAATCAACGATTTAAGTAAATATGTTCAGTCTGCTAGTAATCCCGTTGAAATATTAGAAGTTGGTGCTAAGGAATTTGTTAAGGATTTACTAAAACTTACTAAGCCAGTTTCAAAAATTAAAAAAAGTGGTTATACTCATTTGATTGATACATTTTGTTATGCAAAAACAAATAATAATGAAATTGAAGTTGGGTGGGGTAAATATTATGGTCGTATGGTAGAAGATGGTACTAAAAAGACCCATTCACAAGCTCATTTAAAACCAACTTTTAATAAAAATAGGGATAAATACTACCAAAAAATGCTAGAAAAATTTAAAAAATAGGAGGAAAAATTATGCAAACAAAAAAACCAATGATTAAGGAAAGTGTAGGTTCACAATATTATGCTTTTAATACACCAAATGAAAGTGGTGCCTTTGATTCATCAACATATGAAACAACTATTAAAACAGATACTGTAAAAAGTATTGGAACTACTGAAAATGCTGAAAGCACAACAGTGCGTGCATCAGGAAAGGATTATGAAACTGTTAATCAAAGTTCAAATGTAGAATTAGCTGTTGAAGTTGTGGCATTTGATCCAGATGATTTAGCTCGTATGCGTGGTGATGTAGTGGGAAGTAAAGGATTAATCTCTAGTGGTAGAAATACACAAAGACCTTTCTTTGCTTACGGTAAAGTTGTAAAAAAAGTAGGCGGTGGTTTTAGATATGATTGGTATCCAAAATGTCAATTAGTAGAAAATACCGATGATATTTCTACTAAAGAAGATAGCTTCAGTGAACAAAATGATACTGTCACAATTAGATGTTATGCTTTTAACGATGAAGGCGATATTAAAAATTATGTAGATAGTGAGTCTGCACATTTTCCAGAGGGCCTTACTGAAGAAAAATTCTTTACAAAACCTATTATTACAGAAGCTGATTTGACTGCATTAACTACTAAAGGAGTATAGAAACTAAATTCTATGCTCTTTTTTTTATTATTAAAATAGGAGGTGTTAAAAATGAATTTAACTTTAAAAAACGGTGAAACAATTAATCTTGAGGTAGGACCATTATTTTTAGAATATTTAGATGACTACGAAGGTGGTATAGAACAATTAATTGCTGATTGGAAAGCAAAAGAAAATCTTATGTATATTATTAATTTTTTTGCTTATTCAATAATAGCAGCAAATTATAATCGACCTATTGAAAAAAGAGATTCCTTAAAATTGATTAGTATTGAAGATTTAGAAAAAATATCTAATTTTATTAGCGAAAAACTACCTGATATTGAAAATACAACTAATAATTTTAAAAGTTCTAAACATTTTTAAGGGGTGCTGTAAATGAATAACAGTGATTTAAAAAAAGTTGGTTTAGTTTTTAAAGCTGATGGAACGACAGATTTTATCAAATCATTACAAAATATTAATGGTACATTGCAAGAAAATTATTCAAGATTTAAGTTGGTTCAATCACAATGGGATAATTCTACAAAAAGTTCTACAAAACTAAAGGACAAATTAGAATATTTGAACAATGCTTATGATCTTCAAAAAGATAAAGTTAACCTGTTAAAACAAGAATTAGATGAATTAGAAAACAGCGAAAATCGTGATGAAAAAGCTATTCAAAAGAAAACTAATCAGTTAATTCAGGCTGAAACTAAATTAAATAATTATAAAAATAGAATTAATGAAACCAACGCAATGCTTAAGACTGGTACTATAAATTTAGCTGAGTATGGGAAAAAGTTTGAAGATGCTGGAAATTTAATTGAAGAAGCTGGTAAAAAATTTCAAAAGTTTTCACTTGCATCATCTGCAGGATTAACAGCTTCATTAAAAACAGCAATAGATTTTGAAGATGCCTTTGCTGGTGTTATTAAGACAGTTGATGCAACAGATGAGCAGATAGAGGAATTAAGAAAAGGTATTATTGCTATGTCAACTGAGCTTCCTGCATCTACAACTGAAATAAGTAGTGTAGCTGAAGCAGCAGGACAACTTGGTATTCAAGCAGATAATATTTTAAGTTTTACTAAGACAATGATTGATTTAGGTGAATCTACCAATTTGACGGCAGATGAAGCAGCATCTCAGTTGGCAAAATTTGCTAATATTATGCAAATGTCTCAAAAAGATTTTGATAAATTAGGATCAACAATTGTTGATTTAGGAAATAATTTTGCTACTACGGAATCAGATATAGTTGAAATGGCGATGAGGCTAGCAGGTGCTGGTAAACAAATTGGTTTAACTGAAGGCGAAGTATTAGGATTGGCAGCAGCATTAAGTTCAGTTGGTATTGAAGCTGAAATGGGTGGTTCTGCTATATCTAAAGCAATGATAAAAATGCAAAATGCTGTTGAATTAGGTGGCGATAAATTAAATACAGTATTAAAAAAGACTGGAATGAGTTTAAGAGAACTTGAATTAATGGCTGCTAATGATTCAAAAGGTTTCAAAGAAATGTCACAGAGTATTGGAATGACAAGTACAGAGGTAAAACAATTAATTACGGCAGGAACTAATTTGGAAGACTTTGCAAAGGTTTCTGGTATGACAACAGAACAGTTCAAAAAAGCATGGAAAGAAGATGCAGCAGGTGCATTATCAGCTTTTATAAAGGGATTAGGAGATGCTGAAAATAAAGGTGAAAGTGCTATTTCTATGTTATCAGAAATGGGTTTAACTGAAGTTAGATTAAGAGATTCTTTATTAAGGGCTGCAAATGCTGGAAATTTATTTAATGATGCTATATCAAATGGTAATAATGCTTGGAAGAGTAATACAGCTTTAACAAACGAAGCAAATAAAAGATATGCAACATTAAAAAGTCAATTTGATATAATGATTAACAAAATTAAAGCTATGGCAATTAATTTAGGGACTAAAATGATGCCAACGATGGAAAAAATTGTAACTAAAATAGGAAATCTTGTAGAAAAATTTATAGAATTAGACGATAAAACTGCAGATAACATAATTAAAATTGCATTATTTGTTGCAGCACTTGGTCCGACTATTACTATAGTTGGTAAAACAACAAGTGCAATTGGTAAAACAATTAATGCCGTTACAACTTTTTCAGAGGCATTGAAGGTTTCTCAAGGAGCAATTACTTCTACTAATTCTACAGTTAATGGTCTTGCAACAATTATGAGTGCAGTAAAAAGTCCTATAGGGTTAGCTTGCGTAGGAATATCTGCAGCTATAATTGCTATTAAATCTTCATCTGATGATGTTTCAAAAAGTGTTAAGAGCAATTTTGAAGCAATGGGTACATCTGCAACTGAATTTCTAAGTGGAATTGATTCTGCGCAGTCACATATTAGTGCTTTTAATACAACATTATTCGCTTCTAATGAAGAACAACAAAAGTTAACACAAAATATGACTGAAATTCAACAGGGAATTAATGGAATTGCTAAAAAAGCATCAGATGAGCGAAGAAGTTATACTGATGCCGAACTTAAACAATTGGATTCGTATTTTGAAAAATTAAGGGAATTGAAAGATAAAGAATTACAAATTCAACAGCAAATTGGTGTTGCTATTACACAACAAGCTAAGACCTCATCAGATTCATTTAGTGGTTCT